GCTTCTTTAGGGCAGAGGTTTCAATGAAGCCGTCGTCAGACTTAACAGACATGATCTGTGCTTGATCGTTAGCAGGGTTGAGGACCACAGAGGTCTCTACCAGCTGGATCTCGTTGAACGTGCGCCCACCGTCGTCGTTCTTCTCGAAGTCCGTGCTGCGGAAACCGATAGACACAGACGACACGGCGTCGCGCTTCATGAGCTTGTACACGTCGGACCCTTTGGTGGTCTCTGTGTAGAGGACACCCTCACCAACAACGCCGTGCTCATCAGCCTTCAGCCCAGTCCACTCGCCAATGATAGACGTGTGGTCGTGCTCGTAGAACATGGGGAGCTTCTTAGCTGCGGGGTTGAACTTAGCGATGTAGCTGTCCAGAGACCCCTTAGCCATGATGTCGTTTACGACGTCGGAGTTCCCGAACGTTGTGAGGTAAGCTGAGATGGTGCCGGCAGGCGCGTCTGCTTTAGCCTCAATCTGTAGCGGGATGGACTTACTTATCATCTGCATCAGATGCTTCCTTCCTCTGGGTGAGCTTGGTGAACTTCCAGCCTTGGGCTTCGAGGCCCTTCCTGTCAGCCCCATAGCCCGCCTCTAGGCCGTCTAGGTGGGCCCGTGTGTAGCTAGTGCCGTTAGGCCTCTTGATTGTCCACATTAGGCGTGTCCTCTGCGATTGGTGTTGGGTCCGCTGGCTTGTCTTCCTCTGCCATAGGGCTGTAGCCCATCAGGGCGCGAGCCTCATCAACTGTGAGGATGCCAGAGCCGACTGCATCGACAGCCACAGCAGTGGATTGCTGGAGATCCCCACGGAGGAGGTCGGAGCTATCAAAGCGGATGGTTAGATCGGTGCCAGCCAATAGGCCAACGGTTAGCTTCTGCTCGATCAAGGTCGTTAATGGTGCCACACTATCACGGTAGAATGCTGTGTTGCGGACCTGGACGTTGCTGTACTTAGCACCGCTGAAGATCTCTAGCATATGGCTAGGGATGCGGAAGACAGCGCCTATGCGAGCTGTGGTCTGTTCCTTGAGCGACTGGATGTCCCCATCAGCAGGGCTTAGCGGCGTGAGCTGCTGGAAGGTAGCACCGCCACCGATGACAGCCACGGAGCCTCGTGTGGTTCCGCCCTTGCCGAACTTGCGCGACCATGCGTCTGTGAACGCTTGGGCTGTAGCAGGCTCGACATCCTCAGGGAAGCTTACGATACCAGAGGCCGACGTGCCGTTGACGAAGGTGTCAGCTATCAGGACGTCGATAGCGTTGTCGATTGCGACCAGGCGTGCTGTCTGCTTGACGCGTGAGAGGCCTTGAGCCTCAGCGCCAACGAAGTCACGCAGGTGGATGATCTCTTTCTCGCTGTAGATCTTCTTGTTGAGGATAAACGTGCGCTTGCCCGACATGGACAGCACAGTCTCTACCTCAGCGGCTGGCAATGGTACCAGCTCGATGACCTTGCCGGAAGACGTGGTGACCTTCTGGATGTAGCAGTTGCCATATAGCATGAGGTCAACCACGATACCGTAAAGGAACTCGTACTGGCTTTGTGACGCGTTAGGCGTAGCCAGCAGGTCGTTGACATAGTGGCTCACAGGGCTGAAGGACTTATCGCCCCTCTTCATCACAGCCACAGGCAGCTGAGATACTGCGGTGCCCAGTACGCTAAGGCACGTGAAGACCGTGGCGTTGGTCATTGCGGTATCGGGTGTCACATCCTGCGCACTGTACGGGTTGGCCGCGATAGCGAACGTGAAGTTCCCATTAACCGTGGGGATGTCGTCAGTAGCATCAGAAGGCCGAAGCCAGTCTAATAGCGATGGCATCATGTGCCTCCTTTGTTAGTCCATATAGAAGCTGAACTTCGGCTTGTCAGACAGGTAGTGGGTTGCCCTTCCAATCGCCATAATCATGGCAACGATGGGGTCGATCTTGAGTGTTGGGTCTGGCCCTTTTCGGACCTTGATGTTCTCGTTGGCGTCGAAGTAGGCCTCGCAGTTATTGAAGCACCAACCGAAGAAAGGCTTGCCAAGGTGCAGCAGAGACCTATTCTTGATGAGCATCTCCGCTTGCTTAGAGGCTGGGGACATCGACTTCATGCTCTGGTCGTAGCGGATCATAGGGAGCTTGGCCGCTGTGAGCCTTGCTGTGAGGTGTACGGCAGACCAGCTGTCGAAGGCGATCTCCTTGACCTGCTCACGCTTTGAGAGATCCATGAGGTAGTCGTAGATTGCGTCGTGGTCTGCTACATCCCCCTCTGTGACAATCAAGTGGCCGCTTTCGACAGCCTGCCGGTACGCCGACTTGACATGGACGGCAGCCCTCTTGAATGCCTCCTCCGGGACCCATGCCTGGAAGTCAACATAGAACGTCCCACCAGTCTCCCACACAAGGGACACAGCGGTAAGGTCTGACGTTGCCCCTAAGTCCATCCCGACGTAGAGGTCTAGGCCCTCAGTGGGGAGCTCAGAGACAACGTTCTTATTCCACAGGGCTACGTCAAGCCAAGCGTCAGACGTGCTAAGGAACAGGTTGCAGTACTTCACCTTGAAGTTGGTGGCCTTGCTTGGGATATTGTCGGCCTCTTTCATCTCTTGCGTGAGGAACTCAAGGGAGACGCTCAGGCCCAGGTTGGGGTTGGACTTGATCCAGACTGCTGGGTCGTTCCACTCGTCCCCCTCCTCTAGCTGGTAGGCTAGGGTGAAGACGCGCTCGTCGTCAATGAGGCCCTCAAGGACCTTCTTCCCATAGTCTAGCGTCTTCATAAAGGGGTTGCTCTCAGCGCCTGTCTGCCCAGTCGTAATCATCCAGGTCTGTGGTGACAGCTGTGAGCCCATAGAGGACGTCACAACGTCAAACAGGTTCTCGTCTTTAATAGCCGCAGCCTCGTCAATGATAGCCAGACGGATGTTCAATCCATCGAGACGCTTGCTCTCCTTTGACAGTGGCCAGTAGCGGGTCCAGTTATCCTTGTTGGAGATCGTAGAGATGGTGCGGTTGTAAGAGGGTAGCAGGCGCTGGTCTGATGTCTCAGCCATGCGGCCTGACATGTTCCAAACGAGCTTAGCCTGCTCTTTCTGTGTAGCCATGGTGACCAGCTGAGATCCTTCAGGACTGAAGCGCAGCTCATAGAGACCCACGAGGGCCAGCACCGTGGACTTGGCATTCTTACGACCAACCAGAGAGATGAGCCGGGTGTAGCGCCTGATGCCATCGTTGGCCTTGTCTACCCAGCCGTAGGCATTAGCTACCAGGAACGCCTGCCAAGGGGACAGCTCGACCTGCTGGCCTGCTACCGTGCCCTCGACGTACTTGAAGAGCTGCATGAAGCCCAACGCGTGGTCCGATAGCTCCTTAGAGAATTGCCACCGGAAGCTGTCGTCATGCTGGTTGGTGTTGAGGTCATTGAGGAACGACTGGCACTGGAGCCGGATGTGCTTGTTCGCTATGATGGTGCCGTCTGTGACATCCTTAGCATATTTGATAGCCTCTGCCGTCAGTGCCATGTTGTTTCCTTATTTGTAGAGCGCCTCTAATTGTTTCAGTGAGACCATCTGTAGGTCGTACTGGCCACCATCGACCAGACGCTTAACGCAGACGCCTCGCCAGTAGTTGCGTGCGCTGGTGCCAGCATAGGCGTCGTTCTTTGGGCCCTTGAATGAACCACAGACTAGGCCGTGCAGGCGTTTGCCTGAGCTTGTGACATGGGTGCTGTAGTCCAAGAAGTGCGAGTGGCCAACCGTGGCTGACTGGTGCCCCTTCAAGAGCAGTGCGCGGCCGTGGTTGTCGCCTGAGATAGGGCGCCCCATGGCTCCTGCCGTGAGGTAGTGGGCGTAGACTACGCCATCGATGTCGATCGTGCCTGGAGCTGCGCCCTCGTAATCCACAACGTCATCGAAGTAGCTGCCGAGCTGGAGGTGGCCCATCGAGATCCCGAACTTGTCCCCCTGCATCTCTGGGGCTTGCTCTACAGCGCGGGTGATACGGAACTCGTGGTTGCCTACACAAAACACCTTGCGGATGCTCGTGGGGGTCCTGAGGAACGTACGGTCGAAGCTCTCGACAGCACAGTTGATGTCCTCTTCATAGGATGCACCGTGGAACGATCCCTTGCCCTTGTCGAAGCTGTTGAGGCTGTACATGTCTGCGGCGTCACCGATATTGATGACGACATCAGGCTTTAGATCCTTGATGAACTTGCTGAGTAGGTCGAAGCGAGAGAGATCCTCAGAGGGCTTAGCGTGCCCGTCTGGGATCACCAGATGCGTTTTCATGTTGTCTCCTGTGTAGGGGGAGGGAGGTCTTAGCTACAGGTGCTGGGCTTACGAACTCGTCTAGGTCGAAGACGTCGTCTGCCATTAGATCAACCCCCCTTGAATGATGAATGAGGCCACCGCGGTCACGAGGAGGCCGATGACCACCTTCATAAACCAACGGAAGTAGGCTGCTATTTCTGAGAGGTCCTCAGCGTTGCGGGCGACGTCCCTAGAGAGCAGGCGGACATCGGTGTCTAGGCTGTGGTGTGCTGTCTCTAGCTTGTTGAGGTCATCAGAGACCGCCTTAATCGTACGTCTGTCCGCCACGTGATGACCTCCTTGGGGTTACTTCTGTTTAAATTTGTCCATCATCTTCTCACCAGTGCGTCCAACTATGTAACCACCAACGCCAAGCGTCAGGAGGTCCCACAGCTGTTCTGGTAGCTCGAGAGTGCTATCCATGATCTCAGGGTAGCCGATGGCGATGAGGGGGAAGATTAGGTAGTTCACAGCTATGATAGAGATCGCGACCATCATCAGCAGAGGACGCCATGAGGCCGTTAGCCAGCTGCTAGACTTAGCCTCCGCGAGGATGATTGATCCACGCATGTTCTCGAGGCTTTGGCTGTGAGTTAGGAGCGACAGCTTGAGCTCGCGTTCGATCTCAGCGGCCTTGTTGCTGTCTGGGACGAGCCTGTTGACCACATCACCAAGGATGGGGGCCAGAATGGGCAGTAGGAGTGCTAGCATGTCATTTCCCCTTTGGGTATAAGCGCCAAGGCAATTGGAAGTGGGGGCCGTCTGGGAATGTCTTCCAGTTGCCGCCCCATTGCACATTGGTGCCTAACTCGTAAGCGGCTACGGACATCGCCGCGTTGATCTCGTGATAGTGGGGCCAGTCCCAAGAGACCTTGCTATCGACCCATGCTGCTAGGTCAACCGCATGGCCCGTGAGGTGTCGTGAGTTCAGGGTTGTGGTAACGGACTTCCTCAGCAAGCTACGCTGACGGTCTAGCGTGCGCAGGCCCTCGAGGACTGTGAAATCGACTTCAGTCACCTCGATGGCTCGCTTGACGACCGCTACGAGATCCTCATGGACGCCCTCCAAGCGGAGGAGCGACCGGTTGCCTAAGTGGTACGTCATGCCAGCCCCCACTGTGCTACTAGGCGGGCCTCAACAGCGTCTTGGAAGCTGTCGTAGGTGCCCAGGTTGGTTTGTACGCCATTGCGTGTGATGTCAGCACGGTAGCCGTGTGTGACCTTAGAGACGCCCCTGATGCCCGTGGTGTTCGTGCGGGCCACTGGCGGGGTCTTCATCATGTACTCAGGCATGCGCTTGTCGGCTACGAATAGGTTGTTCATTGTGTTGTCCTTTGTTGTGTGTGTGTGGTTACTTGACCAGCCTAGGCTTAGTGTTGAGGAAGTCAGCTATAGGGTCATCGGCTACATCAGCGCCTGCGCCCTTGGTGCGTTCCTTAGCAGCACGTGTGGATGGCGTCAGTGCGTACTCACCGAGCATCACACGCATCTCCTTCTGTATCTCGATCATCAGGTTGATGGCCAGCTTAGGTCCGACCTTAGCCTCGATACCCTCGCGGCCATAGGCAGCAGCCGCCTGCACGTAGGCATCGTAGAGGTCCACGATCTGGCTGACGTAGAGACTGTCGACCTCACCAGACGTGAGGCCCTCGCGGTGCAGTAGATCACTGAAGCGGTCGAACAGCTCAGCCTTGTCTGTCGTGTAGTCGTTGGTGATGTATAGCTCTGGTTCGACCTTCATTGCATTCTCCTGTTCAATGCCACCGTGCCTGCCAGCGCGATAGGTGCCAGCCAGCTTGTGTTCTTGCACAGACTTACGCATCGAGCCGCCCGAGCGACCTTTCACGCCTGCCATCGCATTCTCCTTTGGTTTTAAGAAATTGGGCTTCTCACGGACAT